CAACAGGTGGTCTAACTGCTAACACAACTTATTGGATTTTAAATGTAACAAGTAACACAACTTTTACTGCTTCTGCAACAGACTTGAGTGCAAATCCAACGTATACTCCAGTTAACTTGAGTGCTACGTCTGGTACAACAGTATCAACATCAGTTGGTGTAGTTGATGCATATTTCAACAACCCAAATGGTGGTACAGGTTTCCCGACAACTAACAGCAACACATACTCTGTAGTTGGTGGTAATACGGCAATTATTGGCCCACAAGTTCTACCACGTGTAGCTATTGGTATTAATGGTACAGGTATATTGTATTCTGCTACAGATACTGCATATGTAACTGGTATTGGCACTGATTTAGCTAATACACTAAGTGTTGGTTCTGCTATTCAAGTAGCAAGCGCAAACATTAACGGTAGTACAGATTACACTACTATAGGTTTTGCTAACACAGTTCCTGGCTTAACAACAGTTGCTGTTGCTAACACACAAAATACAGGTAACATCATTGGTACTTCAGGTAATGCTCAGACATTGGTCGCTAATGGTACAGTAAGATTTACTGCTAACTTAGGTGGTCTAGTTTCTGGTCAAGTTTATTTTGTTAAAGCAATTGCTAATGCAGCCGCATTCACGGTGTCTAACACCTTAGGTGGTGCAGAAGTCGATCTATCAAGTGCTACTGGTACTCCAGATGCACAACAAGATGTTGTTGAATTAGTTGCAAACGCAGCCGTAGCTTCAACAGGAGCCGCATTCGTCTACGCAGATGACGAAGCAGGTTTTATCGTTCGTCAAAAAGGTAAACAGAAGTATCTAGTAACAGGTGGAACTACTGGTTTAACAGCACAATGTTTATTGGCTAACGTTGCTAACACAGCATTGACACCAAACACAATGCGTATTCTTGCTACCTATGCTAACAGTGCTACTCAAACAGTTCAAAGTCTATCTGACCACACTGGTGAGTTGTTTACTGCTACATCAGGTCCAATTGCTACAGGTAATATTGTTCTTGCTAATGCTACACCAGTATATGTAACATTCAATACTGCGGCAGCGGCTAATGCAGATAATGGCCAGCCTTACTCATTAGTAACTATTGCTAACGCTTAATTATGACAACGGGTAGAACTATTAAAATGCCTGCGCAGACTACTAAAACAGAAATCGCTGTACTTCAAGTTCAAGTTAAAAATATCGAACAAGATGTCAGCGAAATCAAAACTAGTCTGAAAGATATGCATGAGTGCCTTGATCGTAACGCAGAAGAAACTAGAACACTTCTAACTAATATGCGTAACGAGGATGTTACAGCACACAAGGAACTAGGATCAAAAGTTTCTGCTTTAGAAAAGTGGAGATGGATGATGATGGGTGCAGGGATAGTAATAGGATCACTTGGATTCGATACTGTAGCTAAATTGCTAAAATAAAAAAGGGGCTTAATGCCCCTTTTTTGTTAATGTGTTTAATTTTTCTTGCACAACATCAAAGTTAACAGTACTAAACAATCCGGGATGCAATGGCTTGGGGTATTGTCCCTCTCCTACCCAAGCATAACCACAGTGCTCATCATTTAGTATAGGCGTAAACTCATTAGCAACTTCACAGAAAAATGTATGGTATGTGAATGTATGATTTACAAATTTTTGAATTGGAATTAGTTTTGCTTTTTTAGGAAAATAACCAATCTCTTCCTCACACTCTCTAGCGATTCCCTCAAGTAACGTTTCATCGGATTCTATTTTACCACCGGGTATACCCCAATTGCCCGGATTCTTATTATCAGTTCGTAGTAAGTATAAGTAACGTTCTGTTTTTTTTGAGTAAAAGAAAACTCCACCGGAAGTATTATTCATGAGTGTATTATATCATATAATTGATTAAATTACAATACTATAATCACCTTGACCATACCACCCTTCCCAACTCTTCATCCATATGCCGTCTGTATATCTATATTGTACATTGGTGGACAAATTAGTTACATACTCTATTGCAGTATCATTTGAACTATTGAACACTACAGACCATTGTCCAGAACTATATTCAATGATATCATTTGCATTAGCTATTAAACTTCCCCATGCAGTAGTAGTATTACCCGGACTTCCTATATTTTCAACAATCAGATATCTACGACCGTTAACGGGCCCGGGCAATCCAGCATTGGGTCCGGTGATTAATGGATTTATTACACCATCAACCGGGTCTAATGTATTTTGAGGTAACGTATCTGGGTCAATAGTGTATATCAATAATCTATCATCAACTGGATCTGGGACAATAGTACCTACAATTTCAGTATCCATATATGGGTTTTGTAACCATATCTGACTGATGCCAGGTCTTAAGGTACCGTATACATTTAACAAACTACTCCAATATAAACTTGTATTAGGGCTAGGAGGTAAATTTAAATCTTCATTGTCGGGATAAAATGCTTCATCAGCAGGTAACAACTGTAACGTGTTACCTAATAATAATAATTTATAACCATATGGTGTAATCTTTTGACGAGTACCTAACAATAAATCCTCATCTTGTATATCAGTAAGTGCTGTACCTTTGAATATACTTGCGATAATCTTTTGTATGACACCAAACTTTTTAAGTTTAGCCGCTGTACTAATCCATATAGGCATGTAAAACTTCCATGTCAATACATCGATAGGATTACCGGTACCTTGGGGAATAGTACGACTACTGAATGTCAATCCATCTTGGTATACAACACTTAGACTTGTCCAGTCAATAAAGTTATCAGTGGATTGAATTTCTAATGAAGGGTTAAACAACGTACCTAACTGTTCAATCAATTCTAATTTTTGATTATAATTAGTAGTCCAAAAGTCAACAGTAATACGCAACGTATATGGTACAGGCATTAATCGTTCAACTGTAAACGCTTGCCCCTGTGTTTGCTCATAGCTTTGTGTATCAGCATTATAAGCTCTTTGTCTAACGTTTATTCTATCAACAAACGTTGGGTCTTGTGTTCTCTTTTGATCGTATTCTAAACCACTTATATAAAATGTAATTAGTGGTGCACTTGGTAAGTTACTAGCACTATTATCAGCAATGATAGTACTAGCTTGTCTACTACTGTCGCCATACATAACCGGCACACGAACGTAGATATCATTTCCTGCAGGGTCTTTGCCTTTAGTTACTTGCCAGTTACTAAAGATTTTTGCAAACTGAATTAAAAATCTGCGGATCTGATTATCGTAAAAAAATTGTGCCATGTGTTATACTACCGGTGGTATTGAATCTGGTGTTAAAGTCAATATTGACGATAACGGTTGTGCTTGTGTAGTTGTTGTACCATCTGTTAGTACAGTAACGTTACTGTTATTTATGAAGCTAGATTGCTGTGACAAATCTTGTGAAGTAAATCCAGTTTGTGTTCTAACGTTCTCTGAGATACGAACCCAAAGTCTTCCGTCCCAACGATATAATATATTAGGTAGATAATCTATACGTAAGAAGTAATCACCCACTTGAGGATTTTGCGGGAATACTATACCTGCGCCAGTAGGCAATCCGTTAGGAGCAGTACCATCACCATCTAAGTACCCCATTGTATAACCGAATGTTCTAGGTGTACTACGTGCAATATACTGGAATGCAGGATCACAGTCTGCTCTAAAGTCCATCTGTTGACTTACAGTACCAGTAAAGCCAGGTAACTCTGGATTTTGGTCAGCAGTAGCATATGTATTATCAGCAGTACCATACGGCCCTGTTATAGCACCTAGTGAGTTAACTACTAAAACTCTATCCCCTTCAACTGGACCAGAACCTGTGCCTATTCTTTCAGGGGCTAATTGCATTGTCTCTAAGTTTATTTGTTGAAATGATTTTAACTGTGTTATATCAGTATCAGCAGTCATATCCCAAATACTCATAGCAACTTCTTTGCTAATCCTAATAGCTGGACTAGGATTCTTATATTTAGGATTACGCATCATTACAACTGTGCCTACAGCTGGAGTAGGAGCTCCGCTAGAGTTAGTGTTGATATTAATAGGTGGTGCCGGCTGATTAATTTTACCTGATAATTGTGCGTCAGTCTCATACTCACCGTATGTAGGTACTACATATAAATTAGAACGATCATAACCTGCTTTAGGTACAATACGAGCGGCTTCATCTAGAATTGCATTATTGACTTGAATATTTCTATTATACGTAGCCATAATGTCTTTGAGATTCTGATTAGGATCTAGTTCCCAATATGTTGAGTTAGGTGGTGCTATACCAATTGGTACTTCAATTATACTAGTATAGTTTTTATCACCGTAACTAATAACATAACCCGGTGGATATGTTCTATCTTTATCCCATAGTCCTAAATAATTATCTTGATTAATAGGTTCTTGTAATATCTGACTAAATTCTTGACTATCAACTAATGGCTCACATTTGATACGCCACAAATGAGGATACCATGTTTGACTAAAACCTTCACTTGCATAATTAGAATCAGTTACTTGATAGAATCTTTTTAATGCAACTGGAATAGTATCTCTTAATGGATTATAATCTACTAAGTGAGGTAATTCTAACACATCACCTACCATTAATTTACGACCCATTATATCAATCATATCATTATAGTGAACAACGACAAAGATAATGTCGTTATTTAAAAATAATCCAAATTGTGAAAGGTCAAAGTCTAAATTCTGTACGTTGTAATGTCCACGCAATCGGTAAATATTAGTGTCGTATATTCTATCTCTATTTTCTAGAAATAGTAAATCTTGAATATTTTCAGGGCGCAATACATCATATTGTGGTTGAGTATAGTCTATCGAAGGAGTAGACGCATTGGGACCTAAATATTTGTGAATATATAAATCCGTTCCACCTACAGTTAATTGCTCCGATATTGTTCTATCGAAGAAACGGTAATCGTTCTGCTTATTTGGGCGGTATAAGGATAATTTTGGCATAATAGTATTTATCGCAACACCCTATGGTTAAATCCTGAGGTTGACAATAAATATGGGCTGTGTTATAATAACTAAATCATATTAAAGGAGTGCCTGATGGCAACACGTAAACGCAATTCGGAAGACCACAGTCAAGTTAAAGCATTAAATCCACGTGATGTA